CCCCCCCCGATTTTTGAGTGTTTACAGATCGACGTACACGTTATCTTATCCCACCAGTTTTTCCAGCGGCGTGGGGGCAAGGCTGCGCCCCCACGTCGGATTATCCCGAACCGTCGCCAGGGCGTCCAGGTCGAACCTCCCGGTCTGCCACGCCCGATAGCGCCCTGGCCCCAGCGTGCTGATCTGTACCTCGGCGGGCTGATCGCGGAACCAGTCCCGTGCAAGCTGGCGCTGGCTCGCCACCCCATCAATGATCGGCTCCGAGGTGCAGCGCCCGCGCGGATGGTCATAGAGTACCTCATCCATAGCCAGCACCTCGCCATCTGCCGCCATACACGCCGCGCAGGTGCGGCGGTCTTTCGCCGCCAGTCGTCGGTGCCCGGTCACCACACCCGACGCCCGGTATTGATCAAGTGTAGACTGGCGATACACGCGCAGTGTCTCCGTGCGCGCAACCGTCAGCATTCGGTCAAGGCTGGCGCCAGTGGCGCGGCTCATTGCTCGTGCAATCCGTGCCGGGTTATGCCCCAGCGCCACGCCGTCGATCAATTGCTGTGTCAGGCCGTCCACCGCCTCCGGCCAGGTAGCTGCCAGCAATTGCTGCAGCGGCGACCCATCCCCCGCCAGGCCAATCGCTACATTGACCGCATCCACCGGCAACCGATGAAAGCCGCTTGTCACCCCGGCGGTCTCCAATGCCTGACCGGCATCGAACAGGCCAAGCTGCACATATTGTTGCTGCTGCTGGCTGAGCAACGGTGCGGTCTGCTGGCTATACAATGCCACCTGCTGCTGCACCTGGCGCAGCAGCGCTTGATAGCGCTCCATCGCTGCGAGTCTTCCCGGTGAGACTCGGCGCAATCCTTGTCGTCGTATGTCCTGCGCCAGCATCTCCATCTGCGCCTCAAGCGCATCCTGCACGCCACGCCAGCGCTGCGCCATTTCAAGCTGTATCTGCCGCTCTTGCCGAAACAAAGCGGCCTTATGTCGTCTGAGAATACGTTCGAGTTCGGTCATTCCCTACTCAGATGCTTTCTATATTAGAATTGGAACGGGTATGTCAGCGCGTTCCCTGAATTATTCAATTCTGCTACTTCTGATGCCGTTAGTGCCTTTGCGTATATAGCTACTTCATCAATATCCCCGTCATAGAATCCAACCGTTGGGGCAAAATACCTTCCCAAATAGAAAGGGTTAGAACTGTTGCTCACCGACCCTGCATAAGCCGATATGTCGGTAGGAGTGAGTGCCACACCATCAACATACGGGGTGAAGTTGCTATCCCGGTCGAATACACCGACATAGTGGTGCCACTGACCATCGTTATACCCGCCCCCCGCAACAGGGAACACAAGACGAGTCCCATCTTGTATAAATCCGTACACGCCACCGCTTCCATTCAACGCCACCCCGTAACCTTGCCCGTCAGAAGCACTGTCACCACCTTTGGCGATAAGGTATTGAAAACTTGTATTCGTTGTTTTAAACCAGAGGGAGACTGAAATGTTACTAGTACCTAAATCAAAGTCCGTGGATGTAGAAGATAGGGATTCACTGTTTGCTTTAACGAACTGCGCTGCATTGCCGATAATACCCGTAGTGCTCCCCACCGAGTTATTATCAGTCAGATTATTGCTGCCGTGGCTGTCCACGCGGGTGCCGGTGCCCTCCAGCTTCCAATAACTCACCAGGCCGGTGAGCAGAGGCGAGCCAGCAGCGCCCCCGCGATCTCCCAGCACACCCAGGGAGGCAGCGCGGCTCAGGGCACCGTATGACGCTGCGCCTCGCATTAGTATTTTACCCGCGCCAGGTTTGTAGCGGTGCCAGCATCGAACACCGCCTTGATCGCATCGGCACTGTCAAACACGGCTGCGCCGATCTGCTCTCTGGTCAAGCCTTCGTTGTCGCCTGTGAAGTCCGTTGCATTGTCCAATGCATTACCATAGTCCAGAGCATTCCACTCCGCCTGAAGACGCAAAAGCGTCTGCTCTGCATTCCACAATTGATCGGCGGCGGCCCGGGCCGCGTTGATGAATGCCTGCTTTTGATTATCTGCTGCTGCCATCTAAAACACCTCCATATCTACCACGACACTCGCCGTGGTACTGCGTAACCGAACCGTCCGACTCGTACCCGCCTCCAGCAGCCTGACCTCCCACTGGTCAGCTTTTGCGATACCACCCACTGCCAGCGAACTGGCGGCAATGGTTACGGCACTACTCGTTGTCACCGCCGCCGGATTTTCACCAACGGCAAACCGAATCGCGTTGCTCCGTGGGTAGAGACGAATACCCCGCGCATCGTCAGGAATGGTCACACTGGTGACGGTGCCCGGTGTGGCACTCAGCGTGACTTCGATACTCGCCAACGCGCCGTTTCTGGCATCGGCAGCCAGCGCCACGTCATCCGCCGTGGTGCCGAGGCGATAAATCGCATCGCCTCCATCCGTCGTGTCGCCCGTGTCAATCAGGCGCACGGGCAGGGTATAGGCTGTACTTTGTCCAACCACCACAAAACTATCTGGCATTTCCGTCTCTCCCCTCTTCGCCTTCCTGCTCATCAGGGCGATCAAACTGCATCATTGCATCGCCGAGATTGAGCCGTGCCTGCTCCCGGCTGCGCTCTTGCTCCTGGTCAATCTGCTGCTGCTCTGCGTCCGGGTCGTCAATGCCCAGACGACTCATTGCCGTGCGTACGCTGAGCGCCTTCGCATCTACCTGGTCAAGAATAGCTCTCTGGTCGTCTGCGCTGAGCGGCCCCGGATCAATGCGGCACACCACATTGGCGCGCAGGGCAAAATAGCGCCCCGGTTGACCAGCAAACACCGCTGCCATATTGAGCGTGGTTTCTAGTAACCAGCGCGTCGCTCGCTCCACCGCCTCCGCAGTGTCCATCAGGCTCATCGTAAAATCATACATCGCCTGCTTGCGGCTCTCACCGCTCGCTGCCGCGTCCCCAGAAATCAGCGCGTGCATTTGCCGCGCCTCGCTCAGGATGCCGCGATAGGCGTTGTCTTCCGTGGCCTGGAATGTATCCACCGCCACCGGGTCACGATACACGACGCTCGGATTGGCATAGCCTGTCGTGTTGCCCTGCTCGTCAACAATCGGCACGCCAGCGAAAAAGTTGGTTGTGCCCGCGCCAATGGAGAGCGACCCAGGCGTGAAGATTTCCTCGCCCGTGTTACTATCACGGCTCCAGGTGCCCGGCATCTGCGCATTGAGGAGCACGCGCTCCAGGAAACCGCCCACGACCACGTTCCTGGCCAGCATTGTCTTTGCCAGGTTCAGTAGTCGCTGCTGCTGTCGGACGCTCTCGCCAATCAGCGGCTCGCGCTCCATCTGATAGAGCAACAACGCACCGTCCAACGGCAACAGTGCAGGCTCGGCCTCGTCCCCCTGGATCACGCGCAGCACCGTAGCATCCTGTTCCAGGTAGGTCAGTTCGGTTATCTCGGTGCTCTCAGTACCGTCTACATTCTCAATCGTGTAGACATACACCCCGATGTCTTGCATGCTCGCCTGGTCAGTGTAGACCGTGGCCTGGTCAGGCGACACCTGCTCAGCGTAGCTATACCAGATACTACTCTCAATCGGCTGTGTTTGCAGACTGCCATCCTCGCCGCGCATTGCCGACGGCACAAACAACCGCAGCGGCGCACGCCCGGCCAGCAGCAGCGTTGCTGCCGCGTCTCGTAGCAACTCGTGGATGCCGCGCCAGTCCCACCATTGCCTGAGCAGCGCCTCGGCCTCCTGGATCAACGCCTGCTCTTGCTCGGTCGGCTCCTCGCCATCTGCCAGCGGGCGCCGCACCACCAGGTGCCATTGTGGTTCATGCCCCACCACCCCCGCGAGGTGCCGCCGCACCACCTCGCGGATTACGTTGCGACTCACAAAGCCACGCTGAATATCGGTCAACACCTGCGCTGCGTTGGTATCGGTTGCTGCAGGCAACGGCCCGATCCAGCCATCGCCGCCCTGCCAGTGGTCGCCGCGATAATAGGCCAGACTGGCCGCCCCGCCGTCGTTAGCGGCATCGCGGATCAGTGCTTTCGCGCGGCTGGCGCTCAGGTTGTCGAATGGTGTTGGCATCCTACATTGTCCTCGTGCTATGGCTGGGCTGGCGGCGACGGGCCGCCGGGTCCGGGCGCGAGGTCAGCCGTGTCATCGCGCCCGATAGCGCGTCTACCTGATCATCATGCGCTCCGTTCGGGAACGCGCATAGCTCGTTCAGAAAATCAGTATTCCACGCGGCTGCAACCAGTTTGATATTGCGCCCTTCCGCCTGGCTACTCACGGGCTGTGCGCGGCTTAGTTTGCTACCGGTCACTTTTTCGGCGTGGACATTGTAGCCTGCCAGCATCCGTATGGATGCCTGTGCGCTATCCACGCCACTGCTGCCCGGCTCCTGCTCCAGCCACACCGCCACACCATACCCGTCCATTGCTGCGGTCTGTCGGATGATAGTATCCCGCTCGCCCGGCGACCACTGGCCGCGTATCACGTCCTCAACATAGTAGGCGTCGTGCGCACGACACAACCTCAGCCCGACTGTGTAGTCGCCGCCGTCGGGTGTCGCGGCCTTGTCCCAATAGCGCACGCGTTCGCCGTCGGGTGCCTGCTGCACCACATCAAACCATTGTCGTTTGAACAAGCCGCCGTCATAGGATACGTCCCAGTCACCGCGTTCCAGTTGCGCTCGTGTCACGTGGTCAAGCTGCGCCAGTGCCTTGCGGTATTCCTCCTGATCAAGGTACGGGTTGTCTTCCAGTCGTGCTGGCACAAACACCCGGCTGTCATCGCCCGACAGAAACCGCTGTTTCACCCACTCATGACCGATACCGCCAGGGTTGGACGCGGCCCGCATTCGGATCGGCACATCCAACGTACGCAGGCGGCGCAACCGCGAGAGCAGGTAGCGGTACTGATGCTCTGGGAACTGCGTCAACTCATCAAAACCAATGTACTGAAACTCGGCCCCCTGGTAACGCAGATGGTCGCGCTGGTTTTCGAGGTACCCGAACGTCAACGTTGCGCCCGATGGGAATGCCCATGTTTTGGTTTTGTCATTCCAGGTTGCATCGGTAGTATGTAGCCACTCGTGCGCTCTGTCCATAAGCGCGCCAGGGAGAGACAGATCGGCATACGTTTTGCGCAGCAGCAGCGCGGCATAGCCAGGAACGTGAACGTGTTGCAGCGCGCCCATCAGGAGGGCGCTCGACTTGCCACCGCCAGCCGCGCCGCCATACAACGCCTCCTCGCATTCCAGGCCCAGGAACTTCATCTGCGGCTCGGTGGGTGTTTGCGGGCTATACGTAGGCGCGTGCTCACCCGTCGCCCGTGGTGCGGCGCTGTTCGTTAGCGGCACCCGCCATCGCTGGCGCAGCCATTGTCTACTCTGTTGTGTCAGTGCTCCGGGCATGTTCCAGTGCCTCATCTATACCAAGTGCCGCCGCGTCTATATTGGTTGCGGCCTCTAATGTTTGTGCAATCGTGCGCAGGAGCGCTGCAACGTGCTTTGCCTCTATGTCTCCTGGCTGCATATTTCTGATCGCTTCGCCGAGCTTGCCCGATGAGCCGCGCCCCAACTGGCGCAGCGTTTTGGCATCAAGCAGCGCATCTTGCCGCAGGCGCTCAATCTCTTGATTACGCTTTGCACGTAGCGCGGCGTTGTGCTCTTCGAGGACTACCGCGTCATACTGGCGCACTCGCTCTTGCCAGTGGTGCTGTGCAGACCAGCGGTTAATGAGCGTCGTGCTTTTGCCCAACTTTTGCGCAACTTTTGCGGTACTGCGCTGTGTGCCCAGTTCGCAATACGCCACGAACGCGGCGTATGCTTTGGCGCTCTCGGTTGGTAGTTGTTCTGGGAGCACATACTAGCCCTGTTCTACTCGTTCCACCGTCAACCCCTCAGCCTCGCAGCGTTGCAGTATGACCTCGCAATACTCCGGCGATATCTCGCAGCCGTAGCAACGGCGTCCGTTTCGGTGGGCGGCGATGATGGTGGTGCCGGAGCCGAGGAAGGGGTCAAACCAGAGATCGACGTTGGATGCTTCTATGAATGTTTCAGGGAGTGCAAGAGGA